ACACGATCAATCAATGTATTTAATTTACTATACTTAAATCTACCACCAAATTTGTTTATCTCAATATTCCTAGCATAATTATCTAATGATGATACGATAGTTGTCCTTAAATTTGATGCTGAAGCAACCTGTGCAGGATTATAATAGATTGTAGAGTTAAGTTCTACATATAGTATTTTTAAATCAACTATTGTGGCATTGATACCAGCGATAGCGTAGTTTTTTAATTTATTTTTAATTTGTGTTTTATCAAAATCTGATACATAAGTGCCACCTTTGGGTTTAATACTTATTTGAACTTGACCAAATTTTGGTGGGTCTAATTCCTCTCCACCAACGACTGCTACTGACTCAGTTTTTGGAAAAATGTCTTGAATTATTGCTTCATAATCTCTTGGTGTAACTGCTCTATATTGTGCTGAGTAAAGTCTTGGAGCAAAATACTTAATAGAAGACACATCTTCAACTTCTGCACCATTAGAGGCACTAGAGACGGTAGTTACGACAATATTATCAATTGGTGTAAACAATGTTCCATCACTTTTTGTAAAAGACCCTTGGAAACTAAAATTAGATGGACCATTACCATCTTCACCTTCAGTTACAAGATATTTTGCTGTTATAATAGAGTTATTTTCAAGTTTCTTACCAAAAAGATCATCACCAAATAATATTTCATATTTTTCGTCTTGAACTTCCTGTGCAAGATAAATTTCTGAATTTTTATTAATGTTTAATATATTATCAACCATTGAATACTTTCTACCAAGTCCTACATCGTTTGTTTCCTTTTACAAATACTCTTAATGTTGAACTGTCAATGTTAGGACTATCAATTATAAACCTTTGATCTTGGGATGTATCAACTTTATATACCCTCTGAAGAAGTGTTCCCTCATAGACAGTAATTGGATCATCAAATTGTGCAAAAGATACTCCATTTATATCACGGACACGAGATGATGTAATTTCATCTGGTATTGAGAAACGATAAGTTGTATTTTCTGAATTACCAACGCATACAAGACCTGATCGAAGAGTTAAAAATCTTGGTGTGCTGGCATTTGTAGTTCCTAAGTTAATATCTGATATTTGTATTGACGCAACTGCTGCAGTTTTTGAACGAGGTACATAACCTATATTACGGGCAAGTGAAACAACGTTTTCACGTATAGTTGCTGAGTCTAAGAATGACTCATTTGCAAGTAAGTTTGCATTGAACGCATTAATATAAGTATTATAAGCAAGTGTATCAATTAAAACGGAGAAGTTTGAACCCTCAAAGTCAAAATCAGTGAAATTTGAGTTTGAACGAAGAAAATCTTTGATTTGTACTTTGATTTGATCAAAGTCTAAATTTGTAAACTGTGTAAAGGGCATATTATCTCGTAGGTTCTAATAAAAAGGTGAATGATTGAGTTGGAACATCCAATCCATTGATCTCAAAAAGCACTTTTACCTCTAAAGTATTGTTATCCATTAGAGCATTGACTTCCACACCAATTTCACCAACTCTTGGTTCAAAGTTTCTGATCGTGTTACGTACTTGATCCTCTATAACCATTACAGTTGATCTTTCAAAGTTCTCAAATAGAGAATCTCTGATGTCTGTACCTAGAATTGAGTTAAAAAACCTCTCTGTTGGTATAGTTTCGACTAAATTACGCACTGATCTGGTGATTGCTCGCTCATTTGTAAGCACAGGAAGGTCTTTCGTCACTGGATGTGGTGTAAAAGACAGACTGATATCCTTAAATGCTCTTGATTTGCGTTGAATCGCCATTATTAATGCTTTTAGATTTATTTATACCCTATCTTGCATAATCATTCATCACATAATCATCTGTATCAAAGTATTCGAGTACCCAAAAGGCAACACAACGTGGATTTTTCGCTCCACAAGTAAAAATATCGAATGCAACACAGTTTTTTTCTGGCCAAGTATGGCAAGAAAGGTGACTTTCTCCCAAAGTTATGGTACAAGTCACTCCTTGAGGTTCAAATTGGTGAGAATAAGTGTTTAAAACCTGTAATCCTTCGATTTTACAAGCATCAACGCACACTTGTTCAATTTTTTCCTTGTCATTTAACTTTTCAAAGGGCACATTATACACTTCAACGTGTAAATGAGTGCCCATATGAGCATTTTTTACGTGTTTCATCCCAATTCTGGTTCAAATGGTTTTCTATCGTCCGTTTTTTTCCTTTCTTTCGCTGTTTTCCAGAAATAATTCTCTTCTGAACCCAATCCATCACGATCATGACCGTTTTCAACCTGATAATACACTGTTGAAACCTTAAAATCGGGCACATTTGGTGTTTCTGGAGTAATACTGTTGTCGTAAATCCTCATTCTGTTGTTTGGATAGAGACAAAACTGCCCATTATCCAGTTCAAGAAGGTTATGAGACTTATGTTCGGCAGGTTGTTCACTTGTTGAGTAGTCAATTGCGTCTACACTCTCGTGATAATTGTCCAAAGTACAAATATAAGTGCCTGTTTGGTTGCCAAAGTCTCTTGTATACACTTCATAGTGCATTGAACCGATGAATTGCTTCTGAACAGCGACCACTCCATAGTCCATACAGTTCCAAAACTGCAAATTATGAAGAGTCATATCAGGGTCAGGTAGTTCTGGAGACGATAAAAATGCCGAAATGGGTAATTTATCAAACATCGCAGCATATTCGGGTAAATAAGTCTCAAAATAAAAGGCACGACCAGGAATACTCTTGGCCGACACCCATACACCTTTTACAAATTCACCATGTCCACTCTTATGGTCGGTTAAGTACTCTTTTCTCACCCATACTTCATAAGAAGGAAGATTCGTAATTAACGTAGACATTAACGACCCTGCCCCCTATATCTTTTACGAGCCGAGTTACGGGACGTAGCTGCATATTTCGAGTGTTTTCCCCGCCCTTGACGAGTTTTTTTGGGTCTTGACTCACTGATATAAGTACTGCCCATCATTCCTGATCTTTTAGCCATTGTTTAAAGGTTCCTCAATATAAGGTTCATAAGTAATATCTTTTGCTGTGAGTGTCTTATTATAATAGCACTCAACTGCAAGGTCTTCCATAATGTCAAACATTTCTGATTCTGACACGTTCCAGAAGATGACCTTGCCTTGTCGGAGAACGTTGTAACGCTCTCCTACTTTCTTTTCTTTTTCCTGTTTTCCCATTGATTGAATACAAAAAGTCCGATTGCGACCCATAGTATAATTGTAAATCCTGTATGTGCTCCCATATCAACTCCGTTAATGATGTGGATTATAATACTGTAACATCAAAATCAGAATGAATATAATCACCAGTATTGTAATAATCGCCATCATATCACTCTTGT